GTCACTGAATATCTCTCAAACAACACTTGCTAAGGCAGTTGGATGCACACAGGGAGCTATCGGACATTGGGAATCTGGTCGTCGCTTCCCAGACCTTAAAACATGCCGTGCTCTTGTTGAGTGCCTAAACAAGTTAGGCGCAAAAGTCAGTCTTGATGACGTGTTCCCGCCGGAACACAAAGCCGCTTAAGACATTCTCGCTCTTACACATCACAGCCCTGAAAAAGGGCATCAAATTAAACCACACCTATGGTGTATGCATTTATTTGCATACATTCAATCAATTGTTATCTAAGGAAATACTTACATATGGTTCGTGCAAACAAACGCAACGAGGCTCTAAGAATCGAGAGTGCGTTGCTTAACAAAATCGCAATGCTTGGAACTGAGAAGACAGCGGAAGCTGTGGGAGTTGATAAGTCGCAGATCAGCAGGTGGAAGAGGGACTGGATTCCAAAGTTCTCAATGCTGCTTGCTGTTCTTGAATGGGGCGTCGTTGACGACGACATGGCTCGATTGGCACGACAAGTTGCTTCGATTCTCACCAATAAAAAACGCCCGGCGGCAACCGAGCGTTCTGATCAAATACAAATGGAATTTTAACAACATCCAACGAGGTAATTATATGCGAAACAAAGGCTTTAATCCACCTGATACACACAAAGAAGCTAAGCGTTTGCGCTTCCTTCGTTCCATTGATGAAAGAACTCAAATCTCTTTTGTGAAAGTTGCCAGAACTGAGCTTCTGAAGGCTGAGGCGAGGGCGTTGCTCCCGTCTCTACCAAAAGAGGAGGGATATACGTTCATTCCAAACGCATTTCTGGAAAAGCTTCTCAAAGAAGACATATCCGTAAGTCAGTTTAACGATGTTCTTAAGGTCTTTCGTCAAGGCAGGTAGTTATGAGCAATACAGCAAAAATCTACGATTTCAGCGCCGCACACGAGCGCAGGAGCAACAGGATGGAGAACCAGAAAACTGGTTACATTCCGTTGTACCGGAGCATTCTGAAACAGTCATGGGCGAAAGATGTTTATCTTCGCACCCTGTGGGAAAACCTTCTCCTGAATGCCGCCAGAAAGCCATACAAAGCGAATTTCAAAGGTCATGAATGGCATCTGCAACCCGGTCAACTGGTTGTGACAGCAGCTGATTTAGGTCTTCAGTTATGCGACAGACATGGCAAGCCAGCAAGCCGTGATCAGGTTGAGCGGATGCTTCAGGTTTTTGTGAAAGAAGGGATGATCTCCATTGATGGAGAGAAGCAAAAAGGTCGTGTGATCACCATCACAAATTACCATGAATATGCTCAAAAAATGGACAATTTACCCGCACATGATGCCGCACAAACAACCGCACATGATGCCGCACATGACGAAGCCAGTAATGGCGCAGCTTTCAGCGCACATTCCGCACATGAAAGCGCACATGAAGCCGCACAAACAACCGCACATCATGAACAAGAAGGTATTAACAAGAATATAAATAATACCCCCCTACCCCCCAATGGGGGCGGCGATGGGCAGGTTAAACCTGAACGTCGCAAGGCAGAACGAATCGACTACGAATCCTTCCTGAACGCCTACAACACCGAAGTCGGTGACAGACTTCCACATGCTGTTGCAGTCAACGAGAAACGCAAACGCCGCCTGAAGAAAATCATCTCGCAACTGAAAACGCCAAACGTGGACGGTTTCAGAGCGTATGTCAGGGCGTTTGTGCATCAGGCCAAGCCGTTTTACTTCGGAGACAACGACACGGGCTGGACGGCTGATTTTGATTACCTGTTGAGGGAAGATTCGTTAACGGGAGTACGGGAAGGGAAGTTTGCAGACAGGGGGATTGCATGAGACAGGATATCGAAGCGAGCGTTATCGGTGGCCTGCTGATTGGTGGATTAACTCCAACCGCCAGCGACGTTCTGGCAACGCTGGAGCCGGAAGCGTTTTCAATTCCGCTCTACCGGAAAGCCTTCGAGGTTATCCGCAAGCAGGCGCGAAACAGAAATTTAATCGACGCGCTGATGGTTGCCGAGGCGTGCGGAGAGGAGCATTTCACGTCAATCCTGATGACCAGCAAAAACTGCCCGAGTGCCGCAAACCTGAAGGGATATGCCGGAATGGTCGCGGATAACTATCACCGCCGTCTGGTGCTGGAAATCATGGATGAAATGCGTGAACCAATTCAGATCGGAACCATCGACGCATCGAGTCAGGCGATGGATGAACTTGTAAAGCGTCTTTCAGCCATCAGAAAGCCCCGTGACGAGGTTAAACCGGTACGGTTAGGGGAAATCATCACTGACTACACTGACACGCTTGACAGGCGTCTGAGGAACGGAGAAGAGTCAGATACCCTGAAGACCGGAATCGACGAACTTGACGCCATCACCGGAGGGATGAACGCAGAAGACCTGGTGATTATCGCCGCTCGTCCCGGTATGGGTAAAACCGAACTGGCGCTGAAGATTGCCGAAGGCGTTGCAAGCCGCGTTATTCCTGGTTCTGACGTCCGGCGCGGAGTGTTGATTTTCTCAATGGAAATGAGCGCATTGCAGATTGCAGAGCGAAGTATTGCCAACGCCGGGAGGATGTCGGTTAGTGTGCTGCGAAATCCTGCATCGATGGATGACGAAGGCTGGGCGCGCGTTGCTAACGGCATGAGTCAGCTTGCAGATTTGGATGTATGGGTAGTCGATGCCTCGCGGTTATCGGTCGAAGAAATACGCTCAATCGCAGAACGGCACAAACAGGAAAATCCAAACCTGTCACTCATCATGGTGGATTATCTTGGCCTGATTGAGAAGCCGAAAGCAGATCGCAACGACCTCGCAATTGCTCACATCTCCGGAAGCCTGAAGGCGATGGCGAAAGACCTGAAAACGCCTGTTATCTCCCTGAGTCAGCTTTCGCGCGATGTTGAGAAGCGACCAAACAAACGCCCGACAAACGCAGATTTGCGTGATTCAGGAAGCATTGAACAGGACGCAGACTCAATCATCATGCTCTATCGGGAAGCTGTATATGACGAGAACAGTAGCGCCGCGCCATTTGCTGAAATCATTGTGACGAAAAACCGTTTTGGCTCACTTGGTACGGTTTACCAGCGGTTCTGCAACGGACACTTTGTTGCATGTGACCAGGATGAAGCCAGACAGATTTGCACAGCATCAAATGCACCTGCTGCGCGTGGCAGACGATATGCACAAGGGGCTGACGTATGACCATCTACATCACTGAGCTAATAACAGGCCTGCTGGTAATCGCAGGCCTTTTTATTTGGGGGAGAGTAATTGGAGGCTTTAAGAAATGAGTACGATAGCTGAGCTTGTCCGCGCCGACTTTCAGGAGAACATTGGTCGTGCAAATCGGTACTGGTCTGCTTCCAGACTTCCGACTGGCGAGAGACAGAAAAACGCCCCTAAGCCACGGAGCTATCCGCGTGACCGCGTTCTTCGCCGGTTGGTTAAAATCGATACTGATTTTCAGTGTGACAGAATTATCCGGAACCTGGATTTAAAGTGAAGGAGTGAGCATGACAAATCAGCAGCAAATAGAGTTCATCCTTGAGCAGATCCGAAAAATGCGAGAAAAGAACCAGCCAGACATGATGGAAATATGGAGACGCCAGCAGGAAGAATACCGCAAGCATATTTTTGGTGAGAGAAAACAGGATGGCTGGAGCCTATATGGCTATGGCACCAGGACAAATAAAAATGGATACAGCCTTTACGCATACTGAGGAATTCCATGAAACAGACAATTTTCCTCAGGAGTAAGCAACAACAGCAAGCCGCAATCAACGCCATCCTCGCAACACCACTCGATAAAGACAAGCCAGTCACCATCCGCATTACTGACTACAAGCGAAATCTTGACCAGAACGCAAAATTTCACGCGATGGTCGCAGATATCGCCAGGCAAGTTCAGTGGCGCGATAAATGGTTAAAACCAGAACAATGGAAGGTTTTGTTGATCAGCGGTCATGCAGTGGCAACAAAGCAGGAAGCTGATGTTTTGCCCGGGCTTGAAGGCGAATACGTCAACATCCGCGAAAGCAGCGCGCAGATGAGTGTGAAGCGTATGGCAAGTCTGATTGAGTACACAACAGCCTGGGCTATTGGTCAGGGTGTCAGATTTACCGACAGGAGGTACGAATGAGACGACAGCGACGAAGTTTCACCGACATCATCTGCGAAAACTGCAAATACCTTCCAACGAAACGCTCCAGAAATAAACGCAAGCCAATCCCAAAAGAATCTGACGTAAAAACCTTCAACTACACGGCTCACCTGTGGGATATCCGGTGGCTAAGACATCGTGCGAGGAAATGACGATGACTGCGTATTACAACGAAATAGATCCGTATGCAGCGCAATGGCTGCGTAACTTAATTGACGCTGGAGAAATTGCCCCCGGTTATGTAGATGAAAGGAGTATTGAAGATGTCACACCAGGTGATTTGCGAGGATTTACCCAGCACCACTTTTTTGCAGGAATCGGAGTTTGGAGCTATGCACTTAGAAAAGCAGGATGGCCAGACAACAAGAGTATCTGGACAGGAAGTTGCCCATGCCAACCTTTCAGCTCGGCAGGCAAAGGAAAAGGGGTTGATGACGAGCGGCACTTATGGCCGGCATTCTTCTGGCTTATTGAAAAATGCAATCCTGGCATCGTTATTGGCGAACAGGTTGCAAGCGCAGACGGCCTCGCTTGGCTCGACCTTGTACAAACTGACTTGGAAGGTGCGAACTACACCTCTGCAGGTACCGATATTTGCGCTGCGGGCTTCGGTTCTCCGCACATTAGGCAGCGATTGTATTGGGTGGCCTACTCCAACGACAAATATCAACTTTCAGCCAGAGACGCGCAGGGGAATTCAGAACCTATCTGGATGCGTGAGACTAGCGGGATGGCAAACTCCTTTAGCGAACGATGCAACAGGTTCAACGCATTGCTACAGCGGAAAAGACAAGAGCGGAACCCCAAGAATCTGCTTGAAACTTCCCGGGACGGTGAAGCTATGTACCCATTACCGGTTAACGGCTTCTGGAGAGATGCAGACTGGCTTTACTGTAGAGATGAAAAATATCGTCCAGTTAGACCCGGCTCATTCCCGATGGTTAATGGCATTGCCAAAAGCTTGGGACGAGGCAAGTCCACACTGGGAAGAATGGCAAAGCGCAATCAAGATCAGCGAATTATTGGATATGGAAACGCAATCAATGCAGAAGTAGCAACGGCATTCGTGAAAGTTTGTATGGAGGTTGTTAATGCTTAGCCCATCCCAATCCATTCAATACCAGAAAGAAAGCGTCGAGCGGGCTTTAACGTGCGCTAACTGCGGTCAGAAGCTGCATGTGCTGGAAGTTCACGTGTGTGAGCACTGCTGTGCAGAACTGATGAGCGATCCGAATAGCTCAATGTACGAGGAAGAAGACGATGAATGATTACCTGAAATGGTATCTCTACCACCGCTGGTTAATTAAGTTTGCTGTAAAAGACTGGATGACAGCGGATGCCAACAAGCTTAAGCAAAGAAAAGACTATTACTACGCCAGAATGAAGGAAAACTACTGCTCAATTCGCACTCGCATATTTATTAAAAAAGACCTTCAGTCAATTCTTCAATTGCGAGGGAAGGTAAATGGCTAACCTACGCAAAGAAGCGCGCGGAAGAGAATGCCAGGTACGTATTTACGGCGTATGCAATGGTAATCCTGAAACTACAGTTCTGGCACATTACCGGATGGCTGGAATTTGCGGAACGGGAATGAAGCCTGACGACCTGATCTGCGCATGGGCTTGTAGTGACTGCCACGCGGAGATCGACCGACGCACCCGGATTCTCGACAACAAAGACGCCAGACTTTACCACCTCGAAGGCGTGATCAGGACGCAGGCGATACTGCTGAAGGAGGGGAAGATTAAGCCATGAACGAATATCAGTTTGTACTTCCATACCCACCGTCGCTGAATACCTACTGGCGAAGACGGGGAAGCCAATATTACATAAGCGATAAAGGCCAGAAATACCGAAAAGACGTTCAGAAAATCATCCGCCAACTCAAGTTAGACATTTTTACCAAATCACGACTCCGTATCAAAGTCATCGCAGACGTTCCAGACTCCCGCCGCCGCGACCTCGACAACATCCTGAAAGGTTTACTCGACTCACTTATCCACGCCGGATTTGCGGAAGACGACGAGCAATTCGATGACATTCGCGTAATTCGTGGTGTGAAAGTACCAGGCGGAAGGCTTGGAATAAAAATCACCGAACTGGAGAACGTATGAACGCCACAATTCAAACGATACCAGAGCTTCTTATCCAGACACGAGGCAATCAGACCGAAGTGGCGAGGATGCTTTCCTGCGCAAGAGGAACAGTGCTCAAGTACAACCGAGACAGCAAAGGTGAGCGTCACGTAATAGTTAACGGCGTCCTGATGGTCAAACAGGGCAAGAGGGGTAGACCATGAGACTCGAAAGTGTAGCTAAATTTCATTCGCCAAAAAGCCCGATGATGAGTGACTCACCACGGGCCACGGCGTCTGACTCTCTTTCCGGTACTGATGTGATGGCTGCTATGGGGATGGCACAATCACAAGCCGGATTCGGAATGGCTGCATTCTGCGGTAAGCATGAACTCAGCCAGAACGACAAACAAAAGGCTATCAACTATCTGATGCAATTTGCACACAAGGTATCGGGGAAATACCGTGGTGTGGCAAAGCTCGAAGGAAATACTAAGGCAAAGGTACTGCAAGTGCTCGCAACATTCGCTTATGCGGATTATTGCCGTAGTGCCGCGACGCCGGGCGCAAGATGCAGAGATTGCCACGGTACAGGCCGTGCGGTTGATATAGCCAAAACAGAGCAGTGGGGGAGAGTTGTTGAGAAAGAATGCGGAAGATGCAAAGGTGTCGGCTATTCAAGAATGCCAGCAAGCGCCGCATATCGCGCTGTAACGATGCTAATCCCAAACCTTACTCAACCCACCTGGTCACGCACTGTTAAGCCGCTGTATGACTCTCTGGTGGTGCAATGCCACAAAGAAGAGTCAATCGCAGACAACATATTGAATGCGGTCACACGTTAGCAGCATGATTGCCACGGATGGCAACATATTAACGGCATGATATTGACTTATTGAATAAAGTTGGGTAAATTTGACCTAACGATGGATAAATGCACTCGTTAAATAAAGCCCTGAGTTAATAGCTCGGGGCTTTTTGCGTTTTAAGCACGGCCTTTCTGAAAGCACATCAAACCAAATACCAGACAGACCAAAATAATCACCTTATCCGCTGTGGCTACGGTGCGGTGTGCTTTGCATAAAACAAAACCAGCTCAATGGCTGCCTTCGTGAAATCGGGTGGCAGGAGGTTGCGCTAACAACCTCCTGCCGTTTTGCCCGTGCATATCGGTCACGAACAAATCTGATTACTAAACACAGTAGCCTGGATTTGTTCTATCAGTAATCGACCTTATTCCTAATTAAATAGAGCAAATCCCCTTATTGGGGGTAAGACATGAAGATGCCAGAAAAACATGACCTGTTAGCCGCCATTCTCGCGGCAAAGGAACAAGGCATCGGGGCAATTCTTGCGTTTGCAATGGCGTACCTTCGCGGCAGATATAATGGCGGTGCGTTTACAAAAACAGTAATCGACGCAACGATGTGCGCCATTATCGCCTGGTTCATTCGTGACCTTCTCGACTTCGCCGGACTAAGTAGCAATCTCGCTTATATAACGAGCGTGTTCATCGGCTACATCGGTACTGACTCGATTGGTTCGCTTATCAAACGCTTCGCTGCTAAAAAAGCCGGAGTAGAAGATGGTGGAAATCAATAATCAACGTAAGGCGTTCCTCGATATGCTGGCGTGGTCAGAGGGAACTGATAACGGACGTCAGAAAACCAGAAATCATGGTTATGACGTCATTGTAGGCGGAGAGCTATTCACTGATTACTCCGATCACCCTCGCAAACTTGTCACGCTAAACCCAAAACTCAAATCAACAGCAGCCGGACGTTACCAGCTTCTTTCCCGTTGGTGGGATGCCTACCGTAAGCAGCTTGGCCTGAAAGATTTCTCTCCGAAAAGCCAGGACGCTGTGGCATTGCAGCAGATTAAGGAACGTGGCGCTTTGCCGATGATTGATCGCGGTGATATCCGTCAGGCTATCGACCGTTGCAGCAACATCTGGGCTTCACTGCCGGGGGCTGGTTATGGTCAGTTCGAGCATAAGGCTGACAGCCTGATTGCAAAATTCAAAGAGGCTGGCGGAACGGTCAGAGAGATTGAGGTATGAGCAGAGTCACCGCGATTATCTCTGCTCTGGTTATCTGCATCATCGTCTGCCTGTCATGGGCGGTTAATCATTACCGTGATAACGCCATCGCCTACAAAGAACAGCGCGATAAAGCCACATCCATCATCGCTGATATGCAGAAGCGTCAACGTGATGTAGCAGAACTCGACGCAAGATATACAAAGGAACTTGCTGATGCTAACGCGACTATCGAAAGTCTCCGTGCTGATGTTTCTGCTGGTCGTAAGCGCCTGCAAGTCGCCGCCACCTGTGCAAAGTCAACGACCGGAGCCAGCAGCATGGGCGATGGAGAAAGCCCAGGACTTACAGCAGATGCTGAACTCAATTATTACCGTCTCCGAAGTGGAATCGACAGGATAACCGCGCAGGTTAACTACCTGCAGGAATACATCAGGACGCAATGCCTTCGATGATAGCGATAATTTTACTCATCATCCTTCACATCTGGCTCTGTAGACAGGGTGGTGATCACTTCTGGAGTAAATCCAGATTAAACATCTCATTGCTGATGCTTGATATTGAGCATCTGGCGCGCAGTAAGGGGCTGCGTTGAGATAAGAGCCAGTTCATTACAAATACCAGGATTTAGCCTCGCATTCGCGGGGCTTTTTATATCTGAATTTCACAGCGCATCTCACGCGCATATTAACGAGAGCCTTTCAGTAAGCGAGCCTGAGAAATGCCGTTATAGGTGGCGACCTCTCTCGGGCGGCTTTTCTGTGAGACAGGCTCACTTTCTAAAAGGTAAAGACGCTATGAATCATCAATTGGCTAATCTCGATTTCCGGGACATGGTGGTTGTTTCTGGTGATCGCGTGATCACAACCTCCCGCAAGGTAGCAGCTTACTTCGACAAGCAGCATCACCACATCATTCAGAAAATCGAAAAGCTAGACTGTTCGGATGAATTTCTAACCAGCAACTTTTCGCGGGTTACCTATGAACACAAGGGTAATCAGTATGTTGAATATGAAATTTCCAAAGACGGCGCGATGTACATCATCATGTCGTTTACCGGCAAAAAAGCTGCCGCCATCAAAGAGGCGTTTATCAAAGCATTTAATTGGATGCGTGACAGGCTGATGGAGATGGCTCACTCATACCAAAGAGAGCACAACGAGTTAATGCTGGAGTTCATGAAGGAAAAGGATGTTGCCAGTATGTCAGGACGCTTGCTGAACCGCTGGGGCAGGATCAAAAAACCGCAACTCATAGCAAGAATCGAAAGGCTTGAGCAGCAGGCGCAAATATCGATCCCCGGACTGCCAAAGTGACCATTCCAAAGCCCATCTACGGGTGGGCTTGATAATGAAACCGTGATTTACATCCCCACAATCCGGGTATGTAAAAGATAGTTCAGGCGAGAACAGATTTAACTAAATCTGTGCACCACCAGTTGCGGCAGTACAGCGAAACAACCCAAGCCAGTAAGTGGGGAAATAACACTGGCAGCCACTGAAAGATGAACCTCCTGCCTTATGGCAAAAAAGATTCTTTGTGGTGGCGGACTGATGGAAAGACATCGGTTATTGCAGAGACCATTCAATGAGTGGTCTCGACAATGGCTTATACCCTACACGGGATAACTTAACTGATATCCCTTTTAACGGATAAACGGAGCCAACAATGGCAGAGATTATTCCCATGACTGAAGAACAGAAATTCCAGTTAGAGATTTACAAGCTGGTCATGAACCAGAACGCAGCCGCAGAGGAAGCATTTCAATTCATTGGCACTGACGAGCTGAAGCTTGAGCTATTCAAAATTCACTTCCAGTCAGGCGGCGCTAATTCAGATATCACGACCCGCACTATCGAAGCGGTGCGTAAATCGAAGGAAGCGCTAGACCTGTTCACTACCGGAGCATAAACATGGCGCGCCCAACAAAGTATCAAGAGGCGTACGCCGAACAGGCACGCAAACTGTGCTTGCTGGGCTACACCGATGCAGAGCTTGCTGATTTCTTCGAAGTCAGTGAGTCAACTATTAACAAGTGGAAGCTTGATTATCCTAAGTTTTCGGAGTCCCTAAAAAAGGGTAAGGCCGTCGCTGATGCAGAAGTTAGTGATCGTCTTTATCAACGCGCTATGGGCTTCGTGGCTCCAGACATCGATATTCGTGTTATTGAAAACAGAATTGTCGAAACTCCGCTTGAGAAGTATTACCCGCCTGATACAACCGCTGCCATCTTCTGGCTTAAGAACCGACAGAAGGATAAATGGCGCGACAAGGTTGATCACGAGCTAACAGGCAAAGACGGCGGCGCAATCCAGATTGAAACATCACCGATGAGCACTCTATTCGGAAAATGACCTCGATTAATCCTATCTTTGAACCGTTCATTGAGGCGCATCGCTACAAAGTCGCCAAAGGCGGTCGAGGTAGCGGTAAGTCATGGGCAATTGCTAGGCTGCTTGTTGAAGCGGCGCGTCGGCAGCCTGTGCGCATACTTTGCGCTCGTGAGCTGCAAAACAGTATCAGCGATTCGGTAATTCGGTTGCTTGAAGACACCATAGAGCGGGAAGGGTATTCGGCTGAGTTTGAAATTCAGCGTTCAATGATTCGTCATCTCGGAACGAATGCTGAATTCATGTTCTACGGCATAAAAAACAACCCGACGAAGATTAAATCGCTCGAAGGTATTGATATCTGCTGGGTGGAAGAAGCGGAAGCGGTAACAAAGGAATCATGGGACATCCTGATACCAACCATCCGCAAGCCGTTTTCCGAAATATGGGTGAGCTTTAACCCGAAGAACATCCTCGACGATACCTATCAGCGATTCGTTGTAAATCCTCCCGATGATATTTGCCTGCTGACGGTGAACTACACCGACAACCCGCATTTTCCTGAAGTTCTCCGTCTGGAGATGGAAGAGTGTAAACGCAGAAATCCGACACTGTATCGTCACATCTGGCTTGGTGAGCCGGTAAGCGCAAGTGATATGGCAATCATCAAACGTGAATGGCTTGAAGCCGCAACCGATGCGCACAAGAAACTCGGATGGAAAGCGAAAGGCGCTGTTGTTTCTGCACATGACCCATCAGATACAGGGCCGGATGCCAAAGGTTATGCATCGCGCCACGGTTCGGTAGTTAAGCGCATTGCCGAAGGTCTGCTGATGGACATCAACGAGGGTGCTGACTGGGCTACTTCGCTGGCGATTGAAGACGGCGCTGACCACTACCTGTGGGATGGTGATGGTGTTGGTGCCGGGCTACGCAGGCAGACAACGGAAGCGTTCTCCGGCAAGAAAATCACCGCCACGATGTTCAAGGGCAGCGAATCGCCATTCGATGAAGATGCGCCATATCAGGCCGGAGCATGGGCTGATGAAGTCGTACAGGGCGACAATGTTCGCACTATTGGCGATGTATTCCGCAATAAGCGAGCGCAATTCTATTACGCGCTGGCTGACAGGCTGTATCTGACATATCGGGCGGTTGTCTACGGTGAGTATGCAGACCCAGACGACATGCTGAGTTTCGACAAAGAAGCGATAGGCGAGAAGATGCTGGAGAAGCTGTTTGCAGAACTGACGCAGATTCAGCGCAAATTCAATAATAACGGGAAGCTGGAGCTAATGACTAAGGTCGAAATGAAGCAGAAGCTCGGTATTCCATCTCCTAACCTGGCTGATGCGTTGATGATGTGTATGCATTGCCCGGAGTCGGCTGCGCAACCCGACTATTCCAGTTACTCAATTCCTTGTGGTGTAGGTTGATATGGCAGAAAAAAAGATGACTGACTGGCATCGCAAGGTGCTGTGCAACTTTGATAATGCCTGGTCAGCAACGCAGGATATGCGTGAGCAGATTATTGAAGCTCAACGTTTCGTCCGGGTGTCCGGCGCACAGTGGGAAGGCAGCACAAACGCTGGTTACTCATTTGATGAAGGCAGGTTTGAGCATTACCCGCGCTTTGAGCTGAATAAGATTGCCCGTGAATGTGATCGCATCATTGGCGAGTATCGACAGAATCGCATCAGCGTTAAATTCAGGCCGAAGGATGACAAGGCATCGGAAGCGTTAGCCGAAAAGATGAACGGCAAATTCCGCGCTGACTATCAGGAAACATCCGGTGGCGAAGCGTGTGATAACGCATTTGATGATGCTGTAACGGGCGGATTCGGTTGTTTCCGCATGTGTGCCGATTACGAAGATGAAATGGATCCGAGTAACGAGCAGCGACGCATCAGCCTTCTTCCTGTTTACGACCCAGCGACATGCGTCTTCTTCGATCAGGACAGCAAGCAATATGACCGCTCTGATGCTATGTGGGCTATGGAAATGTTCTCCATGACGCCTAAAGCGTTCGAGGCTGAATACCCTGATTCCATCGCGGCAAGCCTTTCTCGTGATGACACTGGCACTCAATATGACTGGTCAACTCCTGATGCTATCTATGTTGGTCGCTACTACGAAGTTCGCATAGAGAAGGTGAAGCTCACAGCATGGCGTAACCCTGTCAGCGGAGAAACGGCAATCTATGATGAAGAGCAAATCAAAGATATTGTCGACGAGCTGACCGATGGTGCATTCGAACTGATTGGCGAGCGAACGGTGAAGAAACGCCGAGTTTATTGCGGTCTTCTGTCTGGCGCTGAATGGCTGGAAGAACCGAAGCGTATTCCGGGCGAACATATTCCTCTCATCCCGGTATATGGGCGTCGTTCATTTGTTGATAATCAGGAGCGAATCGAAGGCCACGCAGCAAAAGCGATGGATGCACAGCGTCTTGAGAACCTGATGGTTTCCATGATTGCAGATAACGCTACTCAGGCTGGCGGTGATGGCATTCCTGTAGTTGATGTTGACATGATTCCTGGTCCTCTTGCCACTCATTGGGCGGAGCGCAACAAAAAGCGCCCGGCGTTCCTGCCGATGGTCAGTTTGAAAAACAAAAACGGAGATATTACTGCGCAGGCTCAGGTCAGCAGTTATACGCCTCCGACACAAATGCCTCCAGCTCTTGCCGGGCTATTGCAGTACACCGGAACGGCTATTCAGCAAATTACAGGTGCGTCGCAGCTTGAGAACATGCCGAGCAACGTCGCCACCGATACCGTTGATAGCATCTTTAACCGGATGGACACGCAGTCCTATATCTACATGGACAACATGGCTAAATCTATGCGTCGCGCTGGCGTTGTGTGGCTTTCTATGGCGCGTGAAGTCTATGGCAGCGATACGCCGATGCGTATCGTTAATGAGGACGGCAGCGATGACGTGGCGCTGATGACTGGTGAAGTGGTTGACCGTCAGACAGGGCAGGTTATCGCGCTTAACGACCTTTCGCAGGGTAACTACGAAGTGACTGTCGATGTCGGTCAGTCGTTCGCTACTCGCCGTGATGCAACGGTTAAGTCGTTACTTTCCATGCTGGCACTTATCCCGCCAGGGACGCCGAAGCACGACCTTGTATCGTCGATGATTCTCGACAATATGGACGGAGAAGGGATGGACGACCTGAAAGAATACAACCGCAATCAGTTGCTTCTGTCTGGAGTTATCAAGCCGAGAACGCCAGAAGAACAGCAGATGGTTGAGCAGGCGAAACAACAACAGGCCAGTCAGCCAGATCCGGCTATGGTTGCTGCGCAAGGTCAGCTTCTTGCTGGTCAGGCTGAATTGCAGAAAGCGCAGAACGAACAGGCAGCCATTCAGGTTAAAGCATTCCAGGCACAGACTGATGCTCAGGTTGCAGCGGCAAATGTTGTGAAAATCCTCGCATCTGCCGATAGCCAGCAGAAATCTGATATCCGCGAGGCTCTGAAACTGCTCGGACAGTTCCAGCAACAGCAAGGAGACAATGCCCGTGCTGATGCAGAGCTTGTCCTGAAAAGTCAGGCACAGGGTCATGCGCAGCGCATGGACATCAGCAGCATCCTGCAAAAATCAACTCAGCAACAACCACAGCAGTAATTAACCCATAACGTGCAATGGCTGTCTTTATGAGGCCTGGCACCCTATTGCCTTCCGATGGGCTGAACATCGAGTAAACAGGGGTAACAAATGGACCAGATGGCAGAAAACACACCAGAAGTTGAAATCGAAACCGACGCGTCAGAGCAGATTCCTGATGATGTCGAACTGGCTGAAGAAGTCGAAACAGAAGATGGCAGTGAGTCCTCCGGCAATGATGCAGAGGAAGCTACTGAAACTGATGACGACGAATCAGAACAGGAATTCTACTTTGGTGACGAAAAGCTGGATTCGCCAACCAGCGAAGATGGCGCAGAGCATGGACTGGTAAAACACCTGCGCAAGACGATTAAAGAGAAAGACCGCGAGCTGAAAGAGCTGATGCGTCAGTCTCAGAAACCCGTCGAGCAGCAGCCGGTAATAACTCAACCACCGCGAATGCCAAAACTGGATGATGAGGACATCGGTTTCGATGAAGAAATCTACCAGCAACGCATGGCTAAGTGGGCAGAGGATAACGGCAAGTACCAGCAACAGGAGATGGCTCGCAAGCAGAAGGAGCAGGAGCTTCAGGCTGCCTATCAAGAGCGATTATCCAAATATCAGCAACGTGTTAAGGCTCTCAAAGTTCCTGGCTATCAGGAAGCAGAACAGGCCGTACTCGAGGAAATCCCCATCGAGACACAAAACGCGATCCTGTTTGAGTCAGAGAAGCCGGAAATCGTTGTTCTGGCGCTCGGTCGCAACGCTGAACTGCGCAAGCAACTGGCAGAAGCTACCAACCCCGTAGCAATTGGTCGTCTGCTGGAACGTATCGAATCGAAGGCCAGAGTCATGCCAAAAGCAAAAACCACGGCAGCCACAACCCCGACAGTTAAGGGGAGCAACGGCGCAGTAATCAACAACCTCGGCAAATTGAAAGCCAAGGCGCTGGAAACTGGTGACTGGACGCCGTATTTCGCCGCTAAAAAGGCAAAAAAATAACCTATCGGAGCATTAAACATGGCTAACCAATTAGCAAAAGACCTTGAAATCATGTTCGAAAACTACGTTGAAGGCTTTGAGGCCGCCTGCGTAGTTTCCCGTAACGCTAAAAAATTCCGTCCCGGTGATACAGCAATGCAGCGAGCAGGTGATGTTCTGTATCGTCCGCAGCATTACCACATGAACATTGAGGAAGGCCTAGACCTCAGCGGCAAAACGCCAACAGCACTGGTTCAGCGCCTTGTTCCTTCTGTGTTCAAGGAGCCGAAAAACATTCTGTACACTCTGGATGCGCGTGAAATGCGTGACCCGGAACATAAAACTGAAGCTGGTCGCGCCGCAGGTATGCGCCTTGCTGCACAGATTGACTCTGACCTGATTTCCATGGTCACGCAGCGTGCTACTAACGTGATCACAATGGCTGACTCAACCACTGGTTCACAGGGCCGTGATTTGTGGAACTGTGCGGCAGGTATTGATGCCACCATGACGGCGATTGGTGTACCACAGGGTATCAACCGCCGCTCTTTCTGGAACCCCTTCAACTACAAAGACCTTGCTGGCGAGCTTGGTCACCGTGCCTATGCTCAGGGCGCAACCCTGACAGCATACGAAAAAGCGCAGATCCCTCCGGTTGCGTCCTTCGATAGCTACAAGACCGATATTTCTGGTCGTGTTCCGAAGGGTACAGCAACTTCCATTACGCTGGCAGCAGCACCTGCGCACAAGGTTGAAGCGAAAGATGCTAACGAAATGCCAGTGGATAACCGACAGGGGACCATTACGGTATCTGCTGAAGGTTTGCAGGTTGGCGATGCGTTTACCATCGCAGGGGTGAATTCCGTACACCAGATCACCAAAGATACCACCGGGCAGCCGCAGGTATTCCGCGTTCTGGCAGTTAGCGGAACGACAGTAACTATCTCCCCGAAAATTCTGCCGCCTGACAACGCGGATGTCGCCAGCCGTCCATATGCAAACGTTGATGCTAATGCGGCAAGTAGCGCAGCAATCACCATTCTCAACAAAAATGCCGCACCGGCTAACCTGTTCTGGGCTGATGGTTCTGTTGAACTGATGTACGGCAAACTGGCGTTCCCGACTGGTCAGGGTCCACAGGTAATGACGGCAACCACCGAGCAGGGCGCTACGCTGATTATGTCTTACGCCTTCGACCACATCAAAGGCGTAACCACTGCGCGTTTCACCACTCTGTACGGCTGCTCTGTACTTGTTCCTGAATATACGGGCATCGTTATTGCCGGGCAGTAATTTTGGTGGGGCTTCGGCCCCATTTTTATTGGGAGAAGACAATGGCACGAACAATGCTCTATAAGCCGGGCAACATGATCACCTGTGGTCAGTTTGCTGTCGATTACATCATTGTTGATGACGAAGAAGTTAAATCTCACCTGAAAAAAGGTTGGGTAAAAACTCCTGAAGAAACCGCAACGAAGCAAAAAGTGGCTAAGGCGGAAGAAGATGGCGAAAACGAAGGGTGATCTCGTTCTAAAGGCTTTACGAAAAGCCGGGCTGTATTCCAATGCCACGTTGACAGATGCCGACCCTCAGGCAATTGAAGATGCCATTAATGACCTCGAAGACATGATGGCAGCATGGCAGGCGAAAGGTATCGAGCTTGGATATCAGTTTGCTGATACAGAAAACGGCATCATGCCGTTACCTGACGATGATTCAGGTATCCCTGCATGGGCAAATGATGGCGTCGCTTTGAAACTCGCTGTGCAAGTGTGCATGGATAACGTCATTCAGCCGTCGGATGCTCTCCTTACCGCTGCTGACAGCGCATATCAGACAATCTGCATCGCTTTAACCAAAATACCACCACTTGAGCGGCGAAATGACATGCCTCGCGGTAGTGGTAACAAAAGCGCGTATACGTGGAATCGGTTTTACATCGAGAAAGATGATCCGAGTACGTGAGGTGAATAAATGCCGATTCAGCAACTTCCGCTCATGAAAGGCGTCGGCAAAGACTTCCGAAATGCCGACTATATCGACTATCTGCCAGTGAATATGCTGGCTACACCCAAAGAAATCCTGAACAGCAGCGGATATCTTCGCTCATTCCCGGGAATTGCCAAACGTTCTGATGTGAACGGCGTATCGCGCGGCGTCGAGTACAACATGGCGCAGAGTGCCGTTTATCGCGTGTGTGGTGGCAAGCTGTACAAAGGCGAAAGTGAAGTCGGTGACGTCGCCGGAAGTGGTCGCGTATCAATGGCGCATGGTCGAACATCTCAGGCTGTAGGCGTTAATGGTCAACTGGTCGAGTATCGCTATGATGGCACGGTTAAAACCGTATCAAACTGGCCTACAGACAGCGGTTTTACGCAGTATGAGTTAGGTTCAGTTCGCGACATTACGCGCTTACGTGGGCGTTATGCGTGGTCAAAAGACGGTACTGATTCATGGTTTATCACTGACCTTGAAGACGAATCGCACCCTGACCGCTACAGCGCACAATATCGTGCAGAATCGCAGCCTGACGGCATCATCGGCATAGGTACATGGCGAGACTTTATCGTCTGCTTTGGTTCATCGACGATTGAATATTTCTCCCTGACGGGTGCAACCACCGTTGGTGCTGCTTTGTATGTCGCCCAGCCATCGTTAATGGTGCAGAAAGGTATCGCTGGAACCTACTGCAAAACGCAGTTCGCTGATTCGTATGCGTTCATCAGCAATCCGGCAACAGGTGCGCCGTCTGTGTATATCATCGGCTCTGGTCAGGTATCACCAATCGCCAGCGCGAGCATTGAGAAAATACTACGCTCCTACACTGCTGATGAACTGGCTGATGGCGTGATGGAGTCTCTGCGATTTGATGCGCATGAGTTGCTGATTATCCATCTTGCGCGCCATGTTCTCGTGTACGACGCATCTTCAAGCGCCAATGGTACGCAATGGTGTGTGTTGAAAACTGGCTTGTATGACGATGTGTACCGCGCTATCGACTTCATTTACGAAGGCAATCAGATAACGTGCGGCGATAAGCTGGAATCTGTTACCGGGAAACTGCAGTTCGATATCAGCAGCCAGTACGACAAGCAACAGGAACACCTGCTGTTTACTCCACTGTTCAAAGCGGATAACGCCAGAGTGTTCGACCTTGAGGTTGAATCGTCAACTGGCGTTGCGCAGTATGCTGACCGCCTTTTTCTCTCTGCAACCACTGACGGTATCAATTACGGGCGTGAGCAGATGATTGAGCAGAATGAACCGTTCGTTTACGACAAACGCGTTTTGTGGAAGCGAGTTGGGCGCATCAGGAAAAATGTCGGCTTCAAATTGCGTGTTATCACTAAGTCACCTGTCACTCTGTCAGGCTGCCAGATAAGGATCGAGTAATGGCTGATTCGAATCTCAATGAGCCGGTAATCATTCAGGCTACACGACTCGACACATCAGTCCTTCCACGCAATATCTTCTCGCAGTCATATCTGCTGTACGTTATCGCACAGGGTGCTGATGTTGGTAACGTGGCTAACAAGGCCAACGAAGCAGGGAAGGGGGCTTATGATGCACAGGTGAAGAATGATGAGCAGGATGTCACCCTTGCAGACCATGAATCCAGAATTGCTGCTGCTGAAGCAACTCTCGTCAATCATGAACATAGAATCGCAGCAGCGGAAAGCACTCTTGCAGATCATGAAACAAGGATTACGGCTGCCGAAACAGAGCTGGCTGATCACGAGACGCGAATTGCTGCCAATGAATCTGAGTTAGCAAACCATGATGCGCGAATAACTCAGAATACAACCGATATCAACGCACTTGATACCAGGCTCACAGCGGCAGAGGGAAGTATTTCGACGCTACAAAGCACAGTTGGTGATCACTCAACAAGAATATCTGCGCTTGAGTATGCCACCACGCGCAAGAAATCAGAGGTTGTTTACTCAGGAGTATCGGTAACCATTCCAACAGCGCCGACCAACCTTGTTAGCCTGCTGAAAACGCTCACGCCGTCATCCGGGACGTTGGCACCATTCTTCGATACTGATAACAACAAGATGGTTGTTTTCAACGAGAACAAAACCCTGTTCTTCAAGCTGTCGATTGTCGGGACGTGGCCCAGCGGAACCGCAAACAGGTCAATGCAGCTAACCTTTTCCGGCTCTGTTCCTGACACACTGGTAAGCAGTCGCAACTCGGCGACAACGACCGATAACATCCTGTTAGCTACGTTCTTCAGTGTGGATAAAGACGGCTTTCTTGCCACAAATGGCAGCACGTTAACCATTCAGTCGAATGGTGCGGCGTTTACTGCCACAACCATCAAGATAATCGCGGAGCAGTGATGATTCATTTCAAACCAACGCGAAACATCGACCTGATCGAAGCAGTAGGAAATCACCCTGACATTATCGCCGGGAGCAACAACGGCGATGGATACGACTACAAGCCTGAATGCCGTTACTTTGAGGTGAACGTGCACGGGCAGTTCGGCGGAATTGTTTACTATCAGGAGATTCAGCCGCTGACCTTTGATTGCCACGCCATGTACCTGCCAGAGATTCGTGGATTCAGCAAGGAAATCGGGCTGGCGTTCTGGCGATACATTCTGACTAACACCACCGTTCAGTGCGTCACATCGTTCGCCGCACGCAAATTCCGCCACGGGCAGATTTACTGCGCAATGATTGGCCTTAAGCGTGTCGGAACCATCAAGAAATACTTTAAAGGCGTGGATGACGTGACGTTTTACAGCGCCACACGCGAAGAACTAATCGACTTCCTGAATCACGGGAGATAGCCATGTTATATGCATTTAAGCTGGGCAGAAAACTGCGCGGCGAGGAACCTTATTGCCCTGAAAAAGGCGGGAAAGGTGGAGCCGATAAAAGCGCAAAGTATGCAGCAGAAGCCCAGAAGTATTCCGCAGACCTGCAAAATCAGCAGTTCAACACCATCATGAACAACCTGAAACCGTTTACTCCTCTGGCTGAGAAGTATGTCGGCAGCCTCGAGAACTTATCGTCTCTGGAGGGGCAAGGTCAGGCGCTTAACCAGTATTACAACTCTCAGCAGTACAAAGACCTTGCTGGTCAGGCGCGCTATCAGAGTCTGGCGGCAGCGGAAGCAACAGGTGGATTAGGTTCCACCGCAACCAGTAATCAGTTAGCAACAATCGCACCAACGCTTGGTCAGCAGTGGCTGTCTGGCCAGATGAACAACTACCAGAATCTGGCAAATATTGGTCTTGGCGCTCTTCAGGGGCAGGCAAACGCCGGGCAAACATATGCCAACAACATGAGCCAGATTTCACAGCAAAGCGCGGCACTGGCGGCGGCAAACGCTAATAGACCTTCCGGCCTTCAATCTGCAATAGGCGGGGCTGCCTCTGGAGCAATTGCTGGAGCACAGCTTGGCAGCATTGTTCCCGGTATTGGTACTGGTATTGGTGCCGCTGTTGGCGGCGGTCTTGGTCTTCTTGGTTCACTGTTTTAAGGGGTAATCAATGGCTACGTGGCAACAGGGTATTAATTCTGGTGGTTTTCTGGCTGGCATTGGTGCGCAAAATGAGAATGCGCCAAAAGCAAGCGACATTAACGCAACGCTTGGTCTGATCCGCGAAAACAATGAGTTGGCTCGCTCAGGTGCAAATAACGTTGGTCTGACCGCGTTACGTGGTCTGGCTGGAGTTGCTGATATTTACAATCAGGAACAGCAACAGAAAGCGATTAGTGCGTTCAATAAGGTTCACGCTGATGCATGGGCTTCTGGTGATCCATCGGGACTATTTAAGTTTGCCCAGGAAAATCCAGCGTTTGTTGCACAGGCACAACAGGCGTTTTCCGGTCTTAATGATCAGCAACGTAACGATATGGGCGATTTAGCCATGAGGGCTAACGTCGCTCTTTCTCAGGGACCGGAAGCCTACAGTAAATTCATTACTGACAACAAGGACAGGTTAAATCGCGTTGGTGCGAATGCTGACTGGATGATTCAGACAGGTATCCAGAATCCAGAGCAGTTATCACACATGCTGACTACTATGTCTCTCGGTGCGCTTGGGCCAGAAAAGGCGTTTGCTGTTCAGGACAAGATAGCTGGTCGTGAGATTGACCGAGGCAGACTGGCAGAGACAATCCGCAGCAATCAGGCCAGCGAAGCACTTCAGGCGAGAGGGCAGGATATTAGCCGAGCAAATGCGTTAACGTCAGCATATGCACCAACAGCCGCAATGCAGAATTACAATCAGTACGCGCAAATGTTAAAGGCGGATCCAGATGGTGCAGCGGCATTTGCGGCAGCGGCGGGAATTAATCCCAATGCTAAGAAATTACTTAAGGTTGAAACCAATCCTGATGGCTCGGTAACTAAGTATTACACCGATGGCAGCGAGGAAGCCGGAAAACTAAACCAACCTATATCTGGTGATGGCATTAAACCAATTAGCTTGCCACAAGCGCAAAGCATCATAGATAAGGCTAATGAGGGTTCCAAGAAGGCGGCAGGATTTGCTTTGCGATTAAAAGATTCAATGGACTCAATGAATCAGCTTAGTAAAAGCATTGACCCTAAGCGAGTTGCATTAATAAATCGCTCTCTTGGTGATGGGACTATTGCAAATTTAAGCCTATCACCAGCGGAGCAGCAATATATGGTAAATGCGAGAGACGCCTTGTATGCAATTTTGCGCCCAGAAACAGGTGCAGCAATTACTCTGCCAGAGATGCAGGAGTATTCCAAAATGTACCTGCCTCAGCCCGGTGATTCCAAGGCTGCTACTGAAACAAAAATGCGAAAAATGCAGGGCCAATATAACTCATTACGTGGTCAGTCTGGTCGCGTTTATGATGCTTTGGTGGTTTCAAGTGCTGCAAATAGTCAACAACAGAGCAATAGCCAACAACCGACAAATACCCAACAGCAGCAGAGTCAATCCGGATCATATACCTCAAAATCAGGCATTCAATTTACGGTGGAATGATGAAAGTAACTGCAAACGGTAAGACATTTACCTTCCCTGATGGTACGAGCACGGAAGATATTGGCACCGCCATTGATGAGTATTTTGCTGGTCAGGCTGTTCAGCAACAAACAGTTAATCAGGCCAATAATGAACCAGCACGTGAAGAACCATCATTGATGCAACAAGCTGGCGATTGGCTCACAGGTGGTCAAAGTGCAGGGCAAATTGCAGAGCAGGCTGGTCGTGGTCTGGTAAACATACCATTTGACGTATTGCAGGGCGGCGCAAGTCTGATTAATGCAATCAGTCATGGGCTTGGTGGACCCAAGGTTTTGGATGATGTTTATCGTCCAGTAGACAGACCGACAGACCCATACGCACAAGCCGGTGAAACAATTGGTGGGTATTTAGTTCCAGGAGTTGGAACGGCAGGAAGCATGGCTATTGGATCACTGGCAGAGGCCGCAAATCAGAAAGGCGATTTCGCACAAAATGCAGCTAAAAATGCCGGAGTTAACCTTGCCGCTCAGGGGGTTCTTTCCGCAGCAGCAAAGGGAATAGGGCGTGGAATAACGGCTATAAAAGGTGATATTGCGCCAGAAGTGGCGAAGAAAATTGCCACATCAGAATCGATTGGCGTGACACCAATGACATCTGATGTTATCCCGCCGAAAAATGCTTTCACTCGCGGCCTTACTCAGGATGCCGAGGGGGCTTTGCTCGGGACAGGCTCAAAGCGAGCGGAGCAATATGCAACGCGTAGTAAGTTGGTAAGTAATTATTTTGACCGTTTTGGTGAGTACAACCCGGATGATGTGGTGAAATCTCTGACCACCACGTTAAGGGGACGGAAGGATGCCGCTGGCGCTGTTATCAATGACGTCACCAATAAAATGGGGAATGCCGCAGTTGATACCACAAACACTATGAATGCTCTGAATACAGCGATCGCAAGACAGGAACGGCTTGGGACGTCTGCCAATCAAAGCCTGCTTACATCCTTGCGTAACCTACGCGAAGAATTAGCAAACCCTGCAACTGATTTGGATGTTACGTTTGATCTCTTGCGTCAGCACAGAACAGCATTTAGATCTAATGTTCAGGGAGATGCTATGGTCTTCCCCAACCAGGCAAAAGCAGCTACCAATATGGTAGAGAATGCAATGTCAAAAGACCTTCGTAACGCAGTTGCTAAAAACCTCGGTGCATCAGACGCAGCAAAATACCTTAAAGCAAATTCCGATTATGCAAACGTTTATAATAAGGTGCTTAATAAAAACATTGCCAACAAGCTCAACAAGGCAAGCAGTGAAGCCAGTCCTGAACTTATAAATACCGTTGTATTAAGCAGAAAACCATCTGACGTGAAACGAATCTGGAGCGCATTGGATGATAAAGGGAAAGATGCTATGCGTGCAGCTTACGTCAGCAAAATAGCGGAAAAGGCCGGTGACTCTCCAGCCAAGTTCATCACTGAAGTTAATAAGCTTAAATCTCAGTCAGGCGGTGAAATTTACAACACTATTTTTTCTGGAAAGCACATGAAAGAGCTCGATGCTCTTCATGAAGTTCTACAGCAAACAGCAAGGTCAGACACCGCAAATGTAGTAACTCAGACGGGGCAATCACAAGCCAACAGGATAAGGACGATTGGCGCAACTGCGACTCTTGGAGTATCAATGGGGATTGAGGCTGGTTTTGGTGCAATGATGCGTTTGTATGAGTCCAAAGCAGCAAGGAATGCGCTCTTACGTCTGGCAAACACTAAAGCTGGAACGCCAGCTTATGAAAGAGCGCTAAATCAGGCTGCTACTGCCGTGCGCCCGCTCTTAGCTAACGAAGCGACACGGCAGTAGCACTGTAAGCCAAGGACGGCATTTATTTTATAGTTTTTATGAATTCTTTATTAAATCCCTTAGCTTCTCCGGGGTATCTTCCAAAGACAATTTTTATAAAAACAGAAAAAATAAAGATAGCAACGCTTAACAACAGTTGCAGTATCATTGGAACCCAAAGAACTACAGGCTCTATATTCATGAAACCAAATATTCTTCCGGCGATCATGGCGAAGTACCACACTGTTATCAGCAAACTTAGTGGCATATGAATTACTGATATTACCAATCCAAGAGCATCAGTAATTCTATTTTCAAATTTTTCAGGGGAAAACTTTTCTTTAAGGTAATTAAGTGCGCAGGTCTCATTCTCTGGATTTTCAGCATTTTTCCCTATGGCAATAGAAATCTCAGATATCCTTGATTCAATTCTTTTGCGTTTAATAAAACTAGAAAAAAAGAACCACGCAATCTGCAACCCTATCCCCATAAATAGAGTTGCGGCAACTAGCACAGCGTAACTCATAGAATCAGACACACCAACCTCTTTAGTTTTTCTAGTTACTTTGTCACGATAGGATATGCGAATTGATAAAACTAAATTACGCACATGATAACTCAGTAATAATTGTTAATGAAAACATGATCACCTATATTGCACAAGGCGAAACAGGAAGCATAATCTGGTTTCATGAGTGTGATCACGTTTGGGTAAATCAAAGTCAAGAGGAAATACTTGAAATTATCAAAAATAACTATCTAAACGTTGCACACGACTCATCTATCCATTTTTCATAAAATTGTATACCGAGATGGGCAAGAACAGATGGATGTATATCAACAAGCTTTTCGCCAAGATGTTCTGTTGGAGGTGGATAATCTTTGCCTTGGTTTCTTACGGTTATAGGCATAGTTGTTGCTGGATGAAACTCAACTATCATAGGGTCGCCTTCGTATTTTGCTATTTTCCCTGTTGAATCAATGATTAACTCTTTAATATAATGGCTTCTTGCTCCAGGAAATGCCCCAAGAGTAGTATAAGGAGGTTCAAGTTTTGAGATTTCCATAGTGGAATGATGATCAGCATTTCTTGCTTGGTGAAGGTAAGCAAGTGTTTTGTCTGTTTTTCTAAGCATGAACTTTTGGTTGAAGTGGCTGCTAAATTTTCCACTAACCGGCTTTGTTGCACAGAGCAACTTACTGAAAGACTTTTCTATATGCCCAAGACATTCTCGCCAGTGCATTTCAAAATCATCATGGTTTGTAGATGATTTCATCTGCTCTAGGCACTTTTTAGCTGCGATGATTTCTTTTTTTGCTGGGTTGTAATCGATCATTTTGCATCCTTGCCATACATGTTTTTAAGTGTCTCAAATACCACAGACTTGAACTGTTCAGCCTGCATCTCGGCTAATCGTTCAGCTTCATTGCGATAACCTTTTACAGGAGATGGTCTCGATAGAGCATCTTGGACGATTTGCAACAATTCTGAGTTCATTGATCTACCATTTGACTCTGCTCTGTATTTTAATTTTTCTCTTACTTCCAAAGGCATGCGGAAGTTAAAGTGCGGATCATCTCTAGCCATGCCATCACTCCAAGTTAGTGTATTGACATGATAGAAGCACTCTACTATATTCTCAATAGGTCCACCGTGGACCTATATTGTGAGGTGAACATGAAAGGAATGAGCAAAATGCCGCAGTTCAATTTGCGGTGGCCTAAAGAAGTATTGGATTTGGTACGCAAGGTGGCGGAAGAGAATGGTCGGTCTGTTAACTCTGAGATTTATCAGAGAGTAATGGACAGCTTTAAGAAGGAAGGGCGTATTGGCGCGTAAAGTTGAAGCCCCAACTGCGGGAACAGTCAGGGCTTCTGTTGTCAGTAAATTCGTGGAGAAAAACCAACATGAATAGTATAGAAATTTTAGAAGCAGTGAACACCTCTTACGTACCTTTCAATGGTCAGCAGATTATCACCGCCATGACTGCCGGAGTTGCATATGTTGCGATGAAGCCAATCGTTGAAAACCTTGGAATGAGCTGGTCAACGCAGCAAACAAAACTCATGAAGCAGATTAGCAAATTCAACTGTGTTCATATGAACATGGTTGCCGCTGATGGTAAGCTTCGTAAGCTACTCTGCCTTCCTTT